TTAGTCAGCTTAATACCATTCAAAGCTACTACTGTTGCTACTGTAGCTGTTAAAGCGATAACAAGTAAGTTAACATTGTTGTTAGCTGTAGCGAAACCTGTTAAACGAATAACATTACCTACACGAACTGTATCAGTCAACCAACTACCTGTTGTACGAGTGATTGTGTATGTACCACCAACTGAAGCGATAGTTGTACTACCCAAAGCTGATGGTGTTGCTGCTGTCCAGTTACGAGCTAAAGCAGAAGCTAAGAAATCTGCATAAGTTCCTGCACTAAGTTCACCTGAGATACTACCCTCTACAGCACGAACACCATGACGGAAATCAACCAATTGATAATCTGTACGGATTTCTTCTGATTGATAAGTTTCTTTTGTTAAGTTAAAAGTAGACGATACTCGACGAAGTGTTTGTCCACCAGTTGTAGGGGAAGGTAATGTACCAAAAGAAGTTTCTTTTTTATAAGATACTACTTTATTAATACCTGAAGCTGTTGCCATTATTTACTCCAAAAATTATTGCTAATTGTGTAATTGTTAAAATTATTTTAAATTAGAGATTGAATCATTAATCAAATTGCTCTGAATAGTATCTAATTCTTATTGTAATCTCTGCTCTATTGTCGTTGATGTAGACAGGGGATATTTGCGGAGTCCTGTCTATTATTATTTTATCCGAACCCTCAACTAATGTTGTTCCTCTTTTAAAATAATCTTGCACAAGTTCTGCCATTGTTGTGATGTTACCAACACCTGTTCCTTTCGGGTATGATAGGACAACTTGATAAAACCCTACTTCACGGAAATAACCATCACCTAATGTTGGATTTTCAGGAGTAATCGGAGCTAGTGCAGAACGCTGATATGCAGTACCTACTGTGGGGGTAAATGTTACATTCTCAAAAGCCGTCTTAGATGCTCCCAACCCTGAAGGCATAGCTATCAACTTCTTTTCAAATGCAAGTCTAATATTCTTTTGTGACATCTAAAACCCTCACAGTTTACTTACCTTTTGTGCTACAGCTTCTAAGATAGCTACTGCTGAACCTGCATTGTTCTCAACAACATGATAACCACCTTTAGCTTTCCATCCGTATTCAGGGTTATCGTCCCAACCATCTTCAACCATTTTAGCGTGGTCAATACTGTTAGTGACGTAAGTAGTATCTTCTAAGTTGTATGACTTGTTCTTGTGTATAGCGTCTAAAACAGCTCCCATACCCTCTGTATCAGCAGAACGTACTGTAGGGTCAACTGCACCTAATCCAACACTCCAAGAGTTCTTAAAGTCACCTACATCGTTAGCAATTAATCCTTGCTTTGATTGATAGTATGGAGCACCCAATGGAGATTCATCTACTAAGGTTACAGCAATCTTTTCTAAAGATTCACCGACAAGCATTTTAGATTTAAGTTTAATCTTCTCTCTTAATGAAGCAATACCTTGCTTACCTTCATATACTGCCATGCTGTACCTCTTTAACCTATTAAACCGTTAAACACTTACACAGAGTACACGCCACATACAAGCTTCACCAAAACCTTCATATTTACTAACCTCTACAACCTCAACAGACTCATCTACACCTAAGAATATATCAGTAACTAAATCACCAACTTTAGGTCTTACAGGTAGGTCAGTTGTAGAGATAAGGAATACAGTTAGTTTCTTACCAACAAGGTTAGGAGATTTAACTTCTTTATACTTAGGTTCTGTCTCAAACATCTTGATTGTATATAACGTACTTGTTGTTTCTACTGTTTGAGTTTCACGATTATATGTTTCACTACCAATACTCTTGTAAACTCGTGTCTTACCATGTTTATCAATCAAGCGTTTTGCACCTGATTTGAAACGGTTAGATTGTAAATCCATATTCACTACCTTAAAGGTTGTTAGATTTCAAAAGGTTTAAAAAGTATTAGGAAATCTCTTAAACGCTTGTTGGTTTGTATTGTTTGTACAACTAGCTTCACCGTCTGTTGGGATACCCGCATCAACATCAACAACCAAGTTATCGTAGTTTTCTACGTTAGCTCGAATATCTGCTACACTAATTCCACCTGCATAAGGCATTGCACCATTGATAGCGAAACTAAAGTTAGGGTCATTCAAATACATTTGCAATGTTTTATAATAGTTATTAAACCAATCATGACTCCACTCTTCAAGAACGTCTGCTTTAGTATGGGTTAACTGGGATAAGATAAATAATACAGTCTTACCACAATCTAAGCTTGCTCTACGAACATTGTTCTTATTCTTTTCTAAGTAGTAAGTAATTTCTTCATCAGAAAGTAGGTCATAGGCATTACCAATTAAACCCACGTTTAGTCTCACTTCTTGGACTAATGTTAATGCCATTATTATTTCCTTTGTTTTTAATTCTTTTGTTTACTATTCTAATTGTGTATTATTTTAATATTGATGCAACCTCCTAAGAAGTTGCATTGTATTAAAACTTAATTAATTAAGATTAGTTGCCTTTCAATCTTCCGAAGTATTCTAACTCTGCTTGTTCACGAGCTTCTACAGCATCTTCAAATGTTTCAAATCTTCCTAACACCACTCGTTTATTATTTTGATTGATATATGCTGCCCACTTATTTCTATCTTTGTCGAAAGACACGCCTGATTTAGAGGAAGTGTTTTTACTATGTTGTCTTTTGTTGTAGCCTTGCCAACTAGCAGTTCTCCAAGTACAATTCTCAGGGCAATAATTACCATTACAATCTTCTCGATCTAACGAAAGATTCTCTGAGTATGTATCTTCCATATCTTTGAAGAAAAGAGCAACATCGTGCCAACGGTCACAAACGATGATACCTCGACCACCGTAGTTAGCGTATTCTTGATTACTTTTGTTATAACATCTGTCTAACATAGCTCTGTGAATAGAGTAAAGTTTATTATTCTTTATACTGCACCCATGCTTCACTGCACCATCACTCTTACGTTGTTTGTTCCCACAACCACAGTCAATCTTGTTTAGGTACGTTAGGTGTTCTGTTGTGCATATCACAAGATTTCGACAATCACACTGACATGCCCAATTCCTCGCCTTTTTGTACTTCTTCAGCGTTGTCAACCCAATAACAAACAAATTTCCAAATGTTTTACCGCTTAAGTCTTTTCGCTCAGCCATATTAATCTCCTATTAAAAGGAGTAATATTAATATTAGTGTAAACCAAAGTCAAGCTTCGATTTACACGATATTAATACTTTACAGTATTACTTATGGAGTAGCACCAGCTACAGCACGAACCACAATAGCAGGGCGACGAAGAATGTTGATCAGGTTAGACTCTGATTCAATTTCAATCTTAGAACCTTTACCATCAGCATATTCAAAGATATACGCTTGCTCTCCAAGTGTGTTAGCAAGATCAAACTTGTTAGCAGGAGAGAAGTAAGTTTTGAAGCTATCAGCAGTGCCTAGTGGAAGGAAGTAAGCTTCGTCTGCTGGGATAAGAGCTACAGAGTTTCCGTTTGCATCTTTGTAAGAACCATCGTAACGGATAAGTGTCAAACTACCGTGACGGAACTGATCCCATGTACCATTACGTAAAGGTTCTTGCGTAGAAGTATAGAATTTGTAAGCTTCTTTAACTTGAGCATTATCTACATACTTATCGAAGAAACCGCTTGAGCAGATTGCAACAATCTCAGTAGGCATTTCGCCACTCATGATGTTGTCACGGATATGATGAACAATCTCACGCTGTTTAGTTAATGGGTTAACTGCTGCATTAGATAAATCGAAAGCTACTTGTTTACGAGTAACACCGAAATCAGTGTAGAAGTTACCAACTACAGTACCGTTAGGTGCGTAGATGTCACCAGTTGTAAGAGCTTTACAACGAGCAGTTTCTAATGTAGCTGCGTGTGATTTACGAATAGTCATAAGCTTACGAGCACGTACAGCATCTAAACGCTCTGCACCTTCTTCACCATAAGCACGTTGACCTTGAACGTCTTGTGGAGTGATGTAGTCATCAAGAGGGAAGTGCGGAATTGCGTATGAACGCATAACACGTTTACCGTCTTTAGATACGTTGTTACGTTCACCACGTACTTTATCACCAATAAGACCAATAACACGATCAGATGCTTCAAAAGTTACTGTATGTTGAGATACAGGCTCTACGTCAAAGATACCGAGTTGGTTGATTAGACCGTATTCATTAGGAATTGATACAAGTTCTTCTGTTAAGTCGGTAACTTTAAAACCGTTACCATAGTCACGAATAATCATTCTATTTTTGTCCTTTATTATTCTTATTAGATAGAGTCGTTAGCTAAGATTTCTTTAGTAGCTAAAGAAGCATAAGCAGCAGCAAGTTTAGTTGCATCGTTGAAAGAGCTGTGTGGTTTCAAACCAGTTTTACGAACAATAGTTTCACCACGTACAATAGCTAATACTTTAGTATCAGTGGTAGCAGGAACAGCAACGCTTAGGTTGTGCAAGTCTTTACCAACAACAACAGCTACAGGAGCTTCTGAACCATCCGTTGCAGTTTGTACAGATTCTTTGTATTTACCAGTAAGAGTTACTTTACCAAGTAACATACCAAGTGTAAGGGTCTTAGCAGTATCGTTAACTACAACAAGTTCACGAGTAAAGGCTAAAGATGGTTCGCATTCGTGTTTAACTACATCTGAATAACGTGGGGTGTCTGGTGCAATAATTGTCATTTTATTATAATCCTCTTATTATGCTTTTTTAAGTAATTTATCTAGTTCAGCTTGAACAGCAGATTTAGCAACTTTAACGCCTTCCTCTGGTGAACCTTTCTCTTTAAACATTTCTGATTCATCTACTTTAGCAGTAAGAGCTTTAACAACATCTACTACATCTTTAAATGCTTCAGCATCTAAGTCTTTAACAGCTTTAAATAGTTTAGCAGAAGCATCTACATCAACTACAGCAGCAACTACTTCAGCTTCACGAGCTTTCTCAACAGCTTCTTTTTCTTTAGCTTTGAATAACTCGATTTCTTCTTTAGCTTTCTGAATATCAGCTAGAGCTTTTTGAAGTTCTACTTCTTTCGCATCATACTGAGCTTTTTCAATTGTTTCTTGTGTCATTTCTTTTTCCTGTGTGTCGGCTTTAGAAGCCTTAGTTTGTTTAGGATTTACACCCTTTGTAGGCTTACCGCCACTTTCACCATCTAAGTCTTTCTTTACTTCTTGTAACTTGAAAGACTTTTCAATAAACTGTTGATCTTTTAAAAGACCTAAATATTGTTCTTCTGTAAGAGAGTTAATGAAATCTGTACTACCTTTAGCAAGAGTAGCTGATTTAAGAATCTCAATTCCTTGTAGTTGTTCTTCAACCCATTCTTTACGATCTTGACTTGTTGGACGAGTAATCGGATCACCCCAACTATCTACAGCACCATGTTCCATTGCTTTTTCACGATACCATGACCAAAAGCCTTGAGTTGAGTATTCTTCACTTTCATCTTCACTTGGTTCATAACCAAACAAGGTAGCAAGCAACTCAGCATCTTCTCCCCAAACATAAAAGAACTTCTCTAAGAAGTCAGGTAAAGATAATGTAACTTTAACTTGACTAGCTTTCTCAATGAACTCAGGAGAATATTTATCTGTCGCTTTCATTACCAAAGTAGTTCGTCCATTTGCACCACCACCTTGTACTTTGTGTACTAGAGCTAAGTGAGAACCTTCTTTTTCAAAATTAATATCTGTGAGTTTCCGTTTAGCTTTGACTTTATCAGTCATCTTGATCTCCTTCTAAATCTTCAGCATTTGCTGTCGCACCGATTGACACAGAGCAATAATTCCCTGCTTTAACCTCAGACCATATCTCATCACAGTGGAATTGTAGCACTGAAATCCAATCGCCTGCTTTGATAACCTGTTCACCAATTTGCATACCAACAGGAGCAATATAGCTCTCTACAACAGAGAATGTATCAGTATCGAAAAGATGCAAGAGGTTTGCTTTACGACAGTAGGTGTTGAAGTTATGACAAGCTTTACGAACTTCATTAGCGTCATATACATCACCATGTAAATCAACTTCATCAGGAGAGAGTACAAGGAATGTTGCTTGTTTTAATTCTTCATTTGCTTGTTTAATAATTGGAATGTTTGTCTTTTTAGGACGCATATACTTACCCTTATTATTGTAGTTGAGTAAGCTTATATTTATTATGTATAGCAATCAATGTTGCTCATAGCTGTATTATATAACTAAGAATTTTGTTTGTAAATACTTTAATTAAATATTTTTATAAATATAAGCTTTTATCA